TCTCTCCCAGCCATAAATCTTGTTTTCAGCCACTGTATTTCTAAGCCTTTTCGATTCTTTTTCGTAATATAACGGAATAAAACAATCCTGGAGTCCACCATCACGGTCTTTCGCGATTTCAACAACATTTGTTGCTTGATATAGCTCATTATCATCTTTCCAACCGAACATCTGCTTCGTGAGACGGATAAAATCATTGTTTACGCGGTGTACGATAAAAGCATTATCAACCGCATTTCCTAAATCTCCCGTTCCGGAAATATCATCTAACCTTAGAAATCCCATTGCTTTTCGCGGATGCGCCACAAATGCAATATGTATATTCTTCCGTTTGGCCAGCCGTTGCAGGCTTAATACGAATTCGGTTTGTGCGTCCCACTTATTCTCTCCGAGATTTGAAATGTTAAATGCCATAAGGTTATCTAGGATAAGTAGATCCAGTTTGTCATTTTCCACTTTCTTCTCAAATTCTTCCATGATCGCTGAAAAATTATTGCCGTATTCGTTGTTATACAAGAAGAAATTCTGACCAAGCCAGTCCGCAATTTTCCTCTGATATTCAAGCCGAACATTGTAATAACCATAAAATTGAGTCGGCTCGACATATCCTTTCCCAGCCGCCTGCAGATTCATCCACCGCATGAAGTTTTTCGGTGCAAGTTCTCCCGAGAACACTCCGACTCGATTTTCAGAGTCTACACAATCAAGGCACACTTCTGAAATCACACTTGATTTTCCGCTTGCTCTCAATCCTGATATAACTGACACGTATCCTTTCTTCCAACCACGCATTTTTTTATCAATTAAATTGATTCCCGTTTTCACAAAGCTTTCTTCTTCCCGTGGTAAGTTCAAAATATCCGTTGCCGTATAAAATACCGGTTTGCCATCTGCAACTTCGATTTTCTTCACTTCTTGTTTCCGATTCGGTCTTGCGTAAATCTTCTTTTCGTATTCCTGCTGCCGTTTCTCGTAAGCATCCGGCTCGTAGAGCAACCTCACATCTTTCCAAGTTTTATCTGCACAGGAGTTGTGAAAACAATGGAAGCCGATTGCACCGGTCCGTGATTGGAAAATGCAAGCATCTTTTCCTTTATGATTGCTATCAAATGGGCAACAATCAAGAATATATTTCACTCCATCCGCATAGTTGCCTTTCCGATACCGAAAGCCATATTTATTCAACCACTCTTCCAAGTCGAACTCTCTTGGTTGATAGTTGTTATACTTCTGCGGTTTCTCTTCTTTCGGATACAGATCACATAATTTCTGCAGATATTTAATGTCATTCACTTCGATTGTTTCAGAATTCCCGATAATGTAGCTCATACGATGTGGTCTAACGTCTGAATTCGCCCCTTTTTGAGCCGTTGTACCATATAGCTTACAAACTCTCGACTGATTAAAGTTTTTCATGTCTACGT